TATAGGCGGCAAGTACTTCAGGTTGGCGTTTCCTAATATCATAAAATGCCCTTTCTGAAAAACCAAAATAGTCAGCTATTTTATCTATTGACAAGTAAGCTGCTAATGCCTCTACTTGAGCTATTTGTGCTTCATCCAGTATTATTTTTTTACTCATAATATTTATGATGTTGATTCTTTTAAAAACTTATCATACCGCTTTTCAAGGCGTTTCCTTATTTTAACGGCTTCAGTAAACTCGGATAATAACTTATCTAGCTTTTCGTCACACTCCTCGCCTTTTAACTTGTCTATTTCTTCCATTATAGTAAGTTCTATATCAAAAGTTTCAGCAAGCATGCCACGGTTTACAAATCTGAGCATTAATGCCTTATTTTCTTCACTTTTGATAATTTCAATTGTATCTTCATCCATATATATGACCTGTATTACTTAATTATGATTAACAACTTCTCTTGCAGCTGGAAGCAAAGCTTTGAAATATAACTCATACGCCCAAGGCTCTCCTTCCTTCATTGCTTTTTGAACGAACTTATATGCTGCTAAGCGATCCTTTAGCACTGCTGGGCTTAAACTCTATAATACTTCTCCCATAATAATTATTATACCATTCTACATTACATTATACAAATCCTACTCCTCACTAAAAAACCGCAGAAACATAAGCCTTTTAGTAGTTTTTGATACAAAAATTATTCAGAGGAAAATTTAACCAATTTAGCAGAAGGAACTTAGCCATAGAAACTAGGTTAGCACTTGCTTATAGGTTCAAGGAGCTTGAGGCGGAAAAAGCTAAGGAACGGCAATTATCTGCTTTAAAACAATTTTCCAAAACAGGAAGAAAGTGCAGAACTAAGCCAGTCTACAGATAGGTTAGTACTAACCTCACGGCAAACAGGCACGGCAAAAAGAATAACGCTTTACCACCTTCTTCACCTTCGGCTAGTTCTAGCCTAATGTTATACAAAATTGGGAACGAAAATTGGGAACTTCTCCAAATATATAAAACATAAGGCTTGGAGGGTAATATTTTATATTTCCCTAAAAAGGTTGGGAACTAATTTGGGAACTTCTGAATAACAGTAGAGGACAGGGCTAGAGATATATAAGTTCCCAAGTTCCCAAATTTTGGGATAGTATATATATAAGAAAAACTATATATATTTAGTTAGTTTTTAAAAAAAAAACAAAACTAAATATATCAAAAAAAAAATGGAAAAAAATATATATGATTTTTATATATAGATTATATTCTCAAAAAACTTGGGAACTTGGGAACTAAACCCTTAAAAGCCATATGTTGCAATGGATTGCCGAGTTCCCAATTCTCGTTTTTACTTTTTTTAGACTTGGGAACTTGAAAAAAAACTTGGGAACTTGGAAATTTTAATTAATTCAAGCTCTCGGCTTGAATAGCTGATCTTTCCTCTTCCTCATAATTTGCCGGTACTACCATTGGAATAATTTGCGCAGGAGCGTTTTGTATACTTTCCGTAATGCCCAGTGCCTCTAAATTCAATTTGTAACACTTCATTTTGCTATTAGTTTTGGCGTAGTGTATATTCCATCTAGCGCGATAAGTTATTTGATCATCGCCGTACTTTTCTGCGTAAGGAGTGATATAGTTTTTTTCTCGGATTATTTTTTTACAATAATTCAGATTCAAACCTTTTAATACTTCGTTCTCTAAAACATTCTGAAAAACATAAAAAATAGTTTGGTCAATTATAGACAACCTGTAATCTCGATCCTCGGGCCTTTTTGACATAATCCCGACGCATTTAGTTTGAACTGGTGGGCGCTGCCAATCCTCCTGCCCATTGCAATAGAAATTATTTTGGTTCTCTAACCAAAATTTTATTAACCTATGTTTTATTACTTTAACTTCAGACGGAGTCGTATAGTCTTCAATTTCATTCAACCAACGCTTAAATATTTTTGCTACATTCTCAAACGCCGCTGTCTTAGTAAAACCATATTCTGCAGGTAAGACCCCGCTTCTAATAACTATCACCGCCGTAGCTGCAATAATACTTAATACTTCTGCAACTCTCCCGACCTGGGAAGTAGCATTAGCAGGCAAGTTAAGGTCTAGCCATTCACTTTTTAAAAGCTCTATTTCTTTTAATATGTCATCAAAGTTATTCTCTACGAGAATATAATTAAGAAAAGCATAGATGGCAGTTCCTTTATATTGGGAGCACGCATCTCGCAAAAACTCCGCCAACTGCTTGGGGTTTTCCTTATCATGCAAATCTTCAAAAACTCCGTACTCAGCAGAAATAACAGCAGGAATATCAATAAACCTAACTGTTTGACCTCCTTTTATTTCCCCACCAAGGTTAGATATATGTGCTGCAAAACTTGGCTCACCGGTACTCATGACCATCGTATTCCACGTTTTTGTAGTCCTATTACCGAAACCAACACCCTTACTATCTGCCCTATTTTTACTTTGGCCGTTAATTATGAGATACGCTACTTGCTCTATTACTTCTCGAGTTTTTAGATTGGTCAGTTCATCTAAACAAAGTAGTGAATCATTTTTTTGTAGCGCAAGATTTTCAATACCGTTAGCTGTTCCATTCCAAGGAATATAACCTTTGCCATAATTCCCCCACACCGAACCTGCAACACCTAACATTACACTCTTACCTTTCGAACTTTCGCCGAAAAAATGCAATATCACGCCTTCCCTATTTAAAGGCGTGAAAAATATAGGAGTAAATGCCGTGTATAAAGCACAACATAAATTAGAGTTATTTTTTGCAAACTTTGCAATATTATCCTGCCACTCTTTTAATGTTCCTTTTTGTTGTAGCAGTTCATTTTGCTTCATTTTAAATTCGAGTACGTTTAATTGTCTTGTTTCTACCCTGTTTTTATAAAACGTCTGCAATCCCTCTTTAGTCGGTAAATTGTAACAACTCAAATCGGTATTCCACCCTAACCTATATATAATTGAAACATTAGTATCGGTTTTATTTACTAAGATATAAATAGTTAAAGCAAAAAAATGCATGGGATTGAAGTTAAGCCCTGCATCGAGCAAACATTGTTTTAAAGCATCATTCTTCGCTACTAGAGGAACAAATATATCTTTCTTTATTTTATACCGATCAATGATTGACATTATAAAACAATATTGCCCCTCGCTATTTTGACCCTGCCCTTTCAGTTCTATATAGTCAGACACTCTTACAGGGACTTCTTGCTTTATCCCTGATTCATCTTTTTTTTCCGTGATGTAGTACAGTGCATCATCGGTTAAAATAAAATCGTAACCGCCGATATTCTTTTGCAGTTTTATCTTTTCGCTCTTATTGAAATTATCTATTTTATTTTTGGCTACCTTTTTTTGTATAGTAAGCATCGTAATTGGTTTTTCCACTTCTTGCTGAAATGAATAATAGGTTTGAGCCACTATTTCAGGATTATAACGATCCTTGTTCTCATCGGTTGAAGACCAGTGATCCCAAACAGCTAAACCATGCTCGCTTCCTTCGTAATAATGATGTAGCGCCATCCCTACTTCTAACCATTCCTGACGATTCAAATTTGACACTGGATACAATTCTAGTAAACGATCTACTTTTTGCAGATTAAGTCTGTGTTTATTAATTTTAGTAGCAGTGCTAACCTTTTTGTTTGTACTTTTTTTTGTTACAGCATCAATTCCTCTTTCTTCATAAATAAATTTCTTATGGTCAAGTAAACTACCGATATTTCTTTTTGACCAAAATTCATATTGATATTTAACTTCTGAATCAGGTTGACCGGTAATTGTAATAACCACAGGCAATAACATACCTTGGCTTGGAGTCTTTGAAGCTTGGTCGATATATTCTTGAAAGCTTAGAGTTTTGGAAAAATTATTGACTATTCCATTGTAATCTTTTGGCTCTATATACTCACTGCATCTTATTAAAACTCGTATACAAGATACTTGAGATGTATGACTCGGAGTAGAATAAGCCACATAATCAAAATCTTTAAGCTCTTGTTCTAGTTTTAATTCTAGTTGCTCTATCCCTTCAGGATATTTATCTATATCTAAAACAAGCAATGATCTAAATTGAAGATTCTTATTATTTCGCTGTGCCGGTTCAAAATGGCCTCCGACAAAATAAGGTAGATTAGTTTTTTTCTCTATTGAAACTACTTGCTTTATAGCCTCCAGATGATCCAATTCAACTATCTTGTTATTGTCATAAACAAATTTAAAAGTTTTCTCATCACGTTTTCGGTTATCGTATCCGACAATATGTTCCTTTGGTTTTAAAATAAAATTATTAATGAATTCATCCCAATTAATTTCCTCGTTTTGGACTTCCTTGGTTCTTACATTTTTGCCAAAGCTAATTAGCACCTGATTAGTTGTTACTTTTTCAGTTTGTATATTGTCTCCAATGGAGTCGTTTTGTATTGATACGTCTATAGTTTGTTTATTCATATTAATGAACCTTTTTTTAATTGTTAAAAAAGCCTTTAATAGCGACTAAACAACAACTGCTAATTATCTTATGAGGTCAAGCGAGTAAAAAATTCTCCACTTCCCTTAAAATATGCTATAATGATACTTAAGAAATAACTAAAAAACTTGGTGGGTCTTGTAGTTATTCCTGTATATCTCATTGTTGCTAGTCATTCTTAATGGCTTTGCTAGCTCTGCCTTTCTCTGCCGCTTGGCAGAAGAAGGAGAGCTGCTGAAAATTATATTACCATACATTCTCGAGTCTAGACCCTTTCTTGTATTTTTTTGCTTTTGCTAGGACACTACTAACGGCTCATTATCAGGGGAAACGCTTTGTATTTTACCTCCTGAGTTTTTTTTGTGATACTTATCATATGCTCTAGCAAATTTAGGATCTTTTTCGCTTTCTACTAAAACTAGCTGCTTGCATCGTTGAACATATATCTCAAGATTATCTACCGCTTCCGATAGCCGAGTTAAATGCCTAGTAACTACGGACTTTTGCTTTTCTATGTTGAACCTAGCAATCAAATAATTATTGTTGTCTCCAAGATTGCTATTTAAGAGCCAATAACGGATCTCAAGCAAATCTCTAGTATTATCCAGATCGTCAATAAGGTTGTATAGATTGCTTATATTCTGCTGTATTTCCTGATTCATCAAAAACCTCTTTAAAATGGTATTTCGTCACTAACAAGCTCACCGGTACTTTGTATATTACTCGTTGAACTAATCGTAAATTTACCGCTTCTCTCGTCCATATACTCGCTATATTCAGCATGATCGGGCGTCAGTATGGTTTTAATCTCGTTACGAGGTTTATAACCTTTGTCATTAATGGTAATCTCCGCTAGGCATACTAGGTTATCTAAGTCGGCAAAGCTCTTAATCTGTCTCTGTTTTTCTGCCTCTGGTGATTTGTCCTTAGAATGCAAGCCGTGAGCAGAGTTAAGTATTGCTCTAATCATACTCCTACCGATCTCAGCGTATAGCGGTGATTTATCACTATGAAGACCGATATTGCTCCAGACCTTTCTATTCTCATATTCCCCACCTAAGATCACGAATTCGCAGGCAAGGTATATGCTAGTGCCTGCTTTACTTAATGTAGCGTAACCGTCCGGCCATTCTTTCGTAACGTGATTGCCTTTTTTAAGTATTAGCCGAACCTTTGCTATTGTTTTATTAGATATTAATTCGTAAGACATCTGATCTTCAGCATCGTTAAAGTTATTCCATTTACTCATTGTTTTCCTCTATTAATTGGTTGATAAAATTTTCACTACCTTTCTTAAGCGTAGTAGCTGCTTCCGGAGTAAATACCATTGCATCTATTAGCGAGGCCCTTGCCTCTGCTTCGATGATCTCGTTGATAATCAACTTAGACGGCTTGGTTTTACGTACAGTTTCATAGCTAAGACCAACGGCTTTAGCTGCTGCTACTAAAGATTCACCTTGCCTTGAACATTCCCCCAGATCTGGGGGAATGTTATCGTTCTTTAGATCATTCCTAGCCCCTTGTCTTGCTTTAGCCTGAACTTGTTCTGTTTTTTCCATCTCAATAGCAAGTTCAGCTTTTTGAATGTTAGTAAGATTTCTTCTGCTAAACTGGTTATTGATCATCCATAGCTTTACGTCCAGTTCGGTTTCTAGCTCCATCTTTTCTATTATGTTGAAGCTTATGCTGTGCTTAATGCAAATAGCATATCTATGGTGTCCATCTATTATAGTATTGTGCCATACCACCAGCGGATCACGGCATCCCTCAAGTTTTAAACTATTTTCTAACCCAACTAATTCTTCCTGACTTAATTGAGGAATTAATTGTTTAAATTCTTCATTAATTTGCAAGTGCATCATCTTGTACTCTTTTATTAGTTAATATTTGCTTTTCAATTTCAGTAAGCTTGTTTTCAGTTTTGTTTCTAGTTCTAGCTCTTCTATTGTTGGAATTAATACAACTTCCTAAATGTAGCTCTATTCTCATCATCTTCCTTAACATCGCTCCTATGGGTTAAAGCATCAAAGTCTCGTAGGTACAAAATTGCCTGTGTCATCGAGTCAACGAGGTCTTTTGACTCCCCGTTTGGAAAAGTTATCACTGTTTCTAAAAACTCTTCGGCAAAAGCCTCGAGCCTTTCAGAGTTTTTCTCTTCAGTCGGCAAATAAATAAGCCCGCACTCAATAAACGGCACTGCTCTCTGTACTCTTGCATTCTTATCGCCTTTTGGGGTGTAGCCCCTAGCAGGAACCCCTCCGAGCCTTAAATCTCGAATTAACGGATCGCCCGTTGCCTTAGCTTCTATTAGACAAAAATCAACAGTTCTTTGAGCAGGCATTGGGTTTTTATGCTCACCTATATCCTTATAATCTTTGCTTAAGCGCTGCGCTCTAGCTCGCAGCTCCGGGTAGCCTACTCGGTCACGCCAAGTAGATAAGAGTATCATCTTAAATAACTCATCCTCGGATTTTTCACCCCATACTCCCCAAGTAGTACAAGCAGAATACGCAGCTGTAGGCTCATCAGAGATTGCCGTATCCCAGCTTTGCAATATGTAATCAAATTTAGGCTTAATCGGACTAGTCCAGTGCTTAAACCACTTTTTCTTGATTATCCCGCCGCCGATAGGGGAAGGTCTTTGCTGGCATTGCCCAGCATATCCATAAGAGCCGAGTGATCGTTTAAATTCATCGACTTGTTTTTTAGGAAAACGTAAGTCATTAAGCACTTCTCCTTCTTTGCCTCTTGGGTCTTCCCACATAATTTGATTTTTGCCGAGAGGTACTGTTATACACTTCCGTTTCTCTTCAAACTCTAGCGGTAGCACCAACTCTACCCATTCATCCTCGCTGTCGTTCTTTCGGATATAACCGGTTAAATCGTTCTCATGTGTTCTTTGCTGGACAACTATTCGGCAGTCATTAGCCGGGTTATTTGAACGGGTAGACATTCTCTGCGTCCACCAGTTAATTACGTTCTGGCGTTTTACTTCAGATAAGTCCCCCGGGTCATTAGGGTCATCAATGATAATGATTGAACCGCCTTTACCGACAGTTTTAGATATTACGCTTGTTGATTGCCTATATCCTGTTTTACTATTCTGAAAGAAGCTTTTAACGTTCTGGTCTTTTAGAAGCGGGAATCTATACCCCCAGTTATCCTGATACCAGTTGCTTTCGAGTAAAGCTCTGTTTTTCTGCGCATGCTCAAGACTTAAACCATTTGTACAGGATACGCATAAGAAACGCTCAGCAGGGTTATGAAGCCACACCCATGCAGGAAAAGCTACCGATATTAAATTGGTCTTGCCGGTTCGAGGCGGAACGTTAATAATCAGCTTCTTTATTTGCCGCGCGTAAACCGCTTCTAAATGCTCGGCTATTGCCCTTATATGCCAACTATCAACATAAGGCATATTACCTTCCATATAAGGCCATGCCGCTTTAAAAAACTCATATAAAGAGCCTGTGGCTAAGTATCGTTCTTTTAAAGACAATAGATTTGCTCTTCTGTTTCTCAATTCTGTAATACTATGGATTGCTACTAAATCAGAGAAACTAGAAGAGTAAATAGGGTTAATTGCCGGTTCCATCACTCCCTCCTTCTTCTTTGCTGTTTA